TTGGATTGCCTGGGGCTTTACGAGTGTAGGCTCTACGTGCGGTTTTACGACGCTGACCTTTCTTGGTTGATGAACGAGAGCGAGACGCACCATACGATTTCTTAGATATGAGCTTTCCATTTCTAAAAAACATAGTTCGTCCATTCTTTCCTTTCCTCGTATACAAGCCCACAGGCATATACTCAGATATGAGTAGTGCTTATTAAATGAGTAGGTAAACATTTTTGAGTATTACGCAATTTGTTTTATACTAGAACTACTGTGAAGAGTAGATATGAGCTTAGATAAAGAGAAATTTGGTTTCGGTCTACGTCCTACGATGGATGAAGTACCACCAGGTCAGCATGCCATATTCCGTTTTACGGGATCAGGCAAGATCATAGACACAGAGAAGTATGGAGAAAAGTATTCTTTTCCTATTGAAATCTCCTATCACTCCTCCTATGATTCCCTCCCTCCCCTATCTGATAACGTAGTGGACAGGGAAAAGAAAGAAGCAGAATTAAAAGGCCAGACTGTAAAGTGTGAATGGGAGACTAAGTGCCAATCTGCTAAACAGTTGTATCATGCTTTATTCGGTACAGAAACAAATGTAGTAGACATGACCAGGGATGATAAATTTACAAACAAACTAAAGAAGCATTACGAAAAGGACCTATGGAGATTAACCAGGTTCGATACTGGTGCATACTGGTTAGAGGTAGAATGAAGCGACGCTGTAATATCTGCCTACGTAATGTAGATCACTTGCGCACTGATAGGTTCAATGAGAACTTGACAATCTGTTACGATTGCCAAAAGGTCATTAAGAATATCTAGCTTTACAGCCACTTTCTGATAGAAGGACAGGGGGGGGTTGAGGATGAGGTGGGGTAGCAATGGGTATTAAAAGGAAGTTTGGTGGGTTGCTGTGCGTTGTAGGTGCTTTATTTCTGCAATCCCATGTCTAGTATTGCATCACTAGTGCGTTTTGGTTGCGTTTTGACTGCTTCAGTGATCATTGGCAACATTTTAGATGCTAGGGCTTGCACATACCAGGGCTGCCCACTTAGGTCCTGAGTGATATTATGCAAAAGCGAAAGATTAGAACCTTCTTCAGAACCTTTCAGTTCTTTAGCAGCATTGCCCATTGCACCAGACCAAAACTTCTGCAAACTCTCTCTCGCTTGTGGAAGCATAAATTCTTCGAAATCAATTAACATCTGTTCTCTGATTTTTTTAGTGATCACATCCAAGGACATTAACAGAGTTTTGTCAGATTCAGAACTCTTCAACCAGGACTCTATTTTTTGTTGAGTTTTCAACGGAACATAATAAGTGTAAATTATAAAATATATTACAAATGAAATTAACGCAAAAAGATAAAATGCTGCATCTGTCATTATGCACCGATTAAAATTTTAAGTTCTTCTTCAATCAATGCCCTAGTATATCCTTTTTGGACCATACACGATAAGATCCAGGTCATCCCTGTAAATCTATTATACAAAATTCCTAAAGTATCTTTAGCGTTCTTTTCGCAAGCATAATAATCCTTTAAGAATTGTGTTTTATCATCAATACCTTTTCCAGTTATCTCTTCTTTAATATCATCTATTATATCACCAGCAGAAGGAATGTCTAAATCTTTCAGGAACTCTATAACATCTTCTAAAATCTTCAAAGCCTCATCAGTTGAATGGTAAAGCGATGCCAGGACAACTGGTCTAGGAACATTTAGATCGATTGTAGGTATTGGTTCGCAAATTGCGATTAACTTAGATACTGCGCTTGCTTTTTTATCAAACATTGAAAAACCTAACCAGGCTCCAAAAATTATAATGGGTTGCATTACTGGAATCAATGCCTGAAGCCATCTAGTATAATCAACGTTTTTCATGAGCTCTTCAAAATCAGTTTCTTTCTTCATACTCTATAACCTGTCAGGATGCATGATATTGCCCCATTGTTAGCGCTCTCCGTCGCTTGAATCTTAACTGTACTATTAGGTGGTATGATGAATTCAAACATCTTGGGTTGAATCCCAATATTATTAATCAGGACTACCAGTTTTTCAACGAATAAGGGTTGGTCATCTACATTGATCGTATATGATAGAATTTCTCCAGCAGATATAGAACTCCAATCGATCCCTAAAGTTACCCTGGTTAAGTAAAATGCTGAAGGGTTCGTATAATCCAGTAGGGTGACAGCAGAAGAAGTAAGGGCATAACTTCCACTCCATCCGTAGATCTTACCGTCCTTTGCCCTAGAAACTGATTTAGAAGGTCCAAGGGTCATGCATAATATTTACCAATAAAGGTTATTGTTGCATGTTCATCTGCCTGGTTATCATCTGCTTCCATTTGAACCTCTACAGTTGTTAAAGGTGGAATCAATAACTTTTGGGTTTGACTTGTGGGCATGTCAGTTCCGCTTCCGCTTTGGGCTTCTGCTTTAATCAATGAAACGGATATACCGTTAAAGAATATCTCAGCCATAGTAGGTGATCCTTTATCCACGTCATCATCGTCCTGACAGGCATTTAGTTGAAGCATACCTATGATGTAACCTTTGCCAGTTGAGAACAAAAGCATTGTTTGCCTGGTTACATTGGCCCCATATTTTCCACTATAGGCGTAGCAGTGGCGACCAATCGTTACAAGTCCCTTTCCGGCTGAACTGAACTGTGCGTTACTGCCTAACTTCGTTTTAGCCATTCAAGACTATTCGAAATATAGAGTAATGCTGAGACTTGAAGCAGTTGGGGTTCCTGAGCTGAATTGAAAAGCGACCTGTAGATCAATGTTGTTCACGCCAGCAACACTGAAGTTGGTAGGGATCATATTGAACTGAGGGGTTCCACCAGCGTCCGCAACATCTCCACAGGATCCAGCTAAGGTGAGGTTTTGCTCACTCATATTAGATCCCAATAAACGACATGCCAGGACAAAGCCTTTCGTATCTGAAGCATCAACGGCTACGTCGATTCTAGATATGCGCTGTGAGCCCTGGGGCGTTTGGATATTGCCGAGCGAAGTGGATGACATATTTGACGTAAGCGAAAAATAGGTTTTATCCGTCGGTGTGCTGTCATAGGTTCGGGTTATGGTTGTTACTGACATCGTATTGTTTTAGAGCCGAAAGTACAAACGGCTTCCTCCTAGTTTTAGTTGTGGAAACTGCTTTCGTGCAAAAGCCCCGAGTAGAGCAATGCCTCCAGCAGTCACTAATGTCTTTCTTCCTGTGTCAGTTCCAATCATATTCATTGCATTACCAGCGAGGGTACTGAATGCCGCACCTAATTGTCCGTCTGTTATGTCTTTAATGACACCTTCGCCCTTAAGTTTACCTCCGTTGAAGGTTTCACCAGCGTTTAGGTATGCTGCTATTGCGAGTCCGCTAGCCATACCAGTTACCGACGGATGGGGAATTGCTTTCATATATTTTCTCCTTTTTGGATTGCCTGGGGCTTTACGAGTGTAGGCTCTACGTGCGGTTTTACGACGCTGACCTTTCTTGGTTGATGAACGAGAGCGAGACGCACCATACGATTTCTTAGATATGAGCTTTCCATTTCTAAAAAACATAGTTCGTCCAT